GTGGTCATTGTTGGCTATGAAGCTGACGGCTCATTGTATTTTGCAAGCACCCGAGCAAATGGGCCTGATGTGCTGTGGCTACTGAAACAGGCTGAGCAGAGACTCTTGGCCATCGAGCGGGAGATGAGAACATGACTACGACGATTGAGTTTAAGGCTTGGCTAGACAGCCCTCTGACAAAGGCGATGAAGCAAAACCACAAGGAGTCAGTGTTGGCAGAGCGTGAGGCGTGTGCCAAGGTGTGTGACGAAATCGTGGCCCGTTACAGACACGCAGACGATGCTCCTGAGATGGTTGCCGCCAACTGGTGCGCCGACGGCGTGCGCGCAAGAGGCAGTGCTTAAGCCACTACTGGCTTTGTTGATGCTACCGACATTGGCGTTGGCTGTGCCTTACAGCAAGCAGGCTAAGTGTTTGGCTGACAACCTGCACTACGAAGCACGTGGTGAAAGTCTGGCGGGTATTAGGGCGGTAGCTAACGTTGTCTTAAACAGGGTCGCAAGTAAGCGCTGGCCTAATTCTATCTGCAGGGTTGTGTATCAAAGCAAGCAGTTTAGTTGGGCAAACGATTACAGAGCGCGGAACCCCAGTCTGGTGGCGTACACAGAGAAGGTGCAACGGGTCGTTGCCAGGGCAATGTCGGGGCGGCTAAGGGACAACACGCGAAGGTCAACGCACTACCACACACTAGCTGTCTACCCTCGCTGGGCGGGCAGGTTGGAAATGACTGAAGTAATTGGTTTTCATGTGTTTTATAAATACAAAAGGAGAGAGCAATGAGCGCAGAAAAAGAAATTAGACGCACAAACGCTTGGCTACAACGCCGAGTTAGGGCAAGTCAAATACCAATTGACGCAGAGCCATACATTAATTATGAACATCAAAGACCTCAGCGCTGGCGCAATGTTTTAGTAAAACTATCGGTTGTGGCTGTAATTCTGTTTGCAGTCGGGCTTGTAACTTTCGGATTAATTACACTCAACTTATGGCTTGCTATATGAAAAAAGAATCAATACCAAATGCTTTCACAATGTTTATTGGGAAAAGTATTATTAGCGATGACACCAGTTTTAGACGCTCAAGAGCTGGAACTGTCGGCGGCAAGGCAAGGTCAAAGAATTTAAATGGCGATGGAATACAAAATGTCCATCAACTTAAAGTCAATTCAAAACTTACGGAAAAGCAAAAGCGTTGTCTTTAATTCCCTATGGCACAAAGAAAGAGCAAGCAGAGCGCCGAGTTCAACAAAGCATCGAGTCTAAAAGGTCACAACAAGCCGCTGACGAGGGTTTGGCTCGCGAGTTAGTGTACAGCTACAAGTGGCAGGCTGAAAAAGCGCCAGAGTGGTTTAGGGGTGTGATGGATAAATTGGCTAAAAAATATGGTCAAAAGTACGCGGATGATATAAGGGCGCTAATGACATTGGAGAAGAACAGAAAATGAAAATAACGCTACACAATACGCAACAGGCACACACTGCTGTAACGGACATCTATCAAAAGATGAAGCCTCATCTGATAAAGGGTAAGAAATTTACTTTGGAAGTCACAAGCGAGACTCGCAGCCAGCCTCAAAATGAGATGTATCACGCAATTATTGGACAGATTGAAAAGCAGGCAGAGCATGCGGGGGCTAAGTGGGATGGTGAAAGCTGGAAACGGTTTTTGATTGACCAGTGGGCAAGCGAGACGAGCAGGTCAGTAGGTAAGGTGGCGCCTAGTTTGGATGGCCAAAGGGTGGTTCAACTAGGTCTACAGTCGCGCAAATTCAATAAGGCAGACGCAAGCGAGTTCACAGAGTGGCTCATTTGCTGGGCAACAGACAAAGGTTTTGAGGTGGGTGAATGAAAGCAAAGAAGTGCAAGGTATGCAAAGATACGTTTCAAACAGCCAGACCGCTACAGACATGTTGCAGCCCATCGTGTGCTATGCAACTGGTCACGGCGGTTAAAGTCAAGAAAGACAAGCAAGAAACAAAATTAAAGCTGGATGCACTGCAAACCAAACCGCAACTGGTTAAGAGGGCGCAGGCTGCGTTTAATTCGTACATCCGAGCTAGAGATACAGGCAAGCCATGCATATCGTGTGACAAGCCTCTAGGAGACGCACCAAACACATTTGACGCGGGTCACTACAGGTCGGTTGGTTCAGCTCCGCACATGAGGTTTGTGGAAGACAACGTACACGGTCAATGCAAGCACTGCAACAACTGGCTCGCTGGTAACCATGTTGAGTATCGCAAGCGACTCATAGAGCGCATTGGTGAACGCCAACTTAACTTACTCGAATCTGACAGTACGCTAAGAAAGTACACCAAAGAGGGTTTGATTGAGATTGCCAGGCACTACAACGCAGAAGCTAGGCGGCTGAACAAAGACAGGTTACAATGAAGGCTCTTTCTCCTAGTCGTTTGTAGCGACTTTAGGCCACTATCACAGTGGTCTTTTTTTTGGTAAAATAATATTACTTTGTTTTAACAATGGGATAAACAATCATGACGACAGATTCTAAAGTCGGGCGACCACGAATTGAAATAAGCGACGAAGATTTTGCAAAAATTGTTTCATTGGCAGAAATTAACGCAACACAAGATGAAATTTGTGCCATATGGCGCATATCTGAAGACACATTGGATAGGCGTTTAAAAGAGCGCGGATACCTAAATTTTGCGGACTTCTACAGAGAGCATGGCGCGAAAGGCAAAATAAGCCTACGCAGATTGCAATTTAAAGCGGCTGAAGAAGGTAACGTTCCCATGCTTATATGGCTGGGAAAGAACTTGCTAGGGCAATCTGATAAACAGACTGTTACAAGCACGCACCAGGTTACGTCATTTGAAGTAGTGGCTAGTGAAACTTAGGGCTAGGGCTACAAAGCCGCAAGCGCAGTTAGTCAACAGTACAAGCCGGTTCCCAGCAATGGTGGCTGGCTTTGGGGCTGGTAAGACACACGCCCTAGTACTTAGAACGCTGAACAAGATATTTTCACAAGGCGGGGCAGACGTTGCCTACTATTTACCAAACTACCCGCTAGTTCGAACAATCGCTTACCCACGATTTCAAGCCGCGCTAGATGATATTGGCATACCCTACGAGCTAAACCGAAGCGAACACGTTATAAGGGTAAACAATCGTCAAATCATCTTTCGCACAATGGAAAACCCAGACACCATTGTTGGCTACGAAGTTGGCGATTCAATGGTTGACGAGCTAGACACATTGCCAGCTAACAAGGCTAATGATGTTTGGAATAAGATTATTGCCAGAAATAGACAAAAAAAGGCTAATGGGCACACAAACACGGTTGCTGTGGGCACAACCCCAGAGGGTTTCAGGTTTGTTTATGAGCGTTGGTATAAAAACCCATCAGAAAGTTATGAGCTAATTAAGGCTCCAACTTATAGCAACCCTCACTTGCCAGCCGGTTACATTGAATCGCTTAGAGAGACTTACCCAGCACAATTGTTAAACGCCTACATTGAAGGCGAGTTTGTCAACTTGACGGCTGGTACGGTTTACATGAACTACGACCGGCTTTTGAACGCAAAGGGTTTAGTGCCAAGTACAAACGAGACATTGCACGTCGGGATGGACTTTAACGTTAACAACATGGCGGCGGCTATTCATGTAATGAGAGATGGCAACGCTTACGCAGTCGATGAGATAAGCGGAGGCCAGGACACGCCAAACGTTATAAGAACATTGCGCAACAGATACCCAGACAACCCGATAATTGTCTACCCAGACGCAAGCGGTGGGGCAACAAGCACAACTAACGCGGCATCTAGCGACTTGGTTTTATTGCGTAACGCGGGGTTTACTATCAACGCACCAAGGGCGAACGGTAGGGTAAAAGACAGGGTTGCAGCGGTCAATATGGCTCTTTGCAACAATGAAGGCCATCGCTTATACTACATAAACATTGATAAATGCCCCAACATTGCTCTTGGGTTGGAACAACAAGCCTATGACAAAAACGGTGAGCCGGACAAATCAACAGGATTCGACCACATGAACGATGCGGTTGGATATTTTGTCGTTCGTAAAATGCC